GCTCACCATGGATCCCCGGGGGGTGGATCAGATCCGAGGGATCTCCTCATGTGCGCCTGCAATTCGGGATCTGTTAGCATTCAAGGATCTCGGTGATGACATACAAGCTGCCTCCAGAATGGTGGCCAAGATCGGACTCCTTGTCACCAACCAGGAAGGAATGGCACAGCCTAACGACGCGCTCTCTGCATTATCTGACACGGTTCCGCAGAACTGCCCACCTGGGCTGCGCATCACTCCGATGCAGGGAGGCCGCATTGAGTACATGCAGGCCGGCGCCGGCGAAAACATCACACAGCTCGAGGCATCAATTCCAACTGAAGCGCAGGACCGCTTACAAGAGCGCTTAATCCGTAACGCGCTTTTGGCCGCGCAATGGCCGCCAGAGTTTGGGTGGGATATGAGTAAACTCGGTGGAGCATCTGCCCGCATCATTTTGGAGCAGGTCAACCGCGTGACTTCAGAACGCCATGCGTATCTGTCTGGCTTTTGTAAACGCCGCTGCGCGTATGCGATTGCCAAGTTTATTGAACTTGGAATGTTGCGGCCATACCCTGGGCCGGATGCGGCCAGAGGTGGCGCTTACCAGTTTCGCTTCACAGAGACGCCAAGATTGACCGCGGACAGCGGCTACGCAAACAGAGACGCCATCGAAGCCTATCGCGCTGGGATGCGCAGCATGACAGACATCTTGGCAAGCGGATCCAAAACGCTTGAGGAGCATCTCGACGAAGTGGAAAACGAAGAGATTGAGATCCAGAAGCGTGTGCAGCGCTCGGGGCTCACTCGCGATGTTTTTGGGATCCTTACTCCTAACGGCAACCCTCAACTGACGACTCAAAATGAAATTTAAACGCATCCTCGAGGCCGTCTACGCAAAGCCTTGGAATATCACACCGGGAGGCTACGACGCTGTCAAACGCCTTGTCGAAAACCGTCTTAACGGCGGCGGCATGGAAGACATGATGGAGATGGCTTCAGGCCGTGAGGAGATGGAGATCGACGGCCAAGGCATCGCGCACATTGACGTTTGCGGCACGCTGGTGCGGTACGCAACGCCGCTTGAAGCGTGCTGTGGGGCTTATTCTTACGAGTGGCTTGAAGAAGACATTGAATCTGCCATTGAGGCCGGATGCCGAGGCGTGATGATTGAGTTTGATTCCCCCGGTGGATCCTGCGAAGGAAACGCCGAGTGCGCCGACATCATTCAGGACTTGGCAAAGATGGTGCCGGTAATGGCGTACTCCGATTCTCAATGTTGCTCGGCAGCTTACAATTTGGCGTCGTCATGCTCGATGATCTATGGCTCGATCGGATCCATTTGGGGCTCCATCTCCACCATCATCCCTTGGGTTGACGAGTCTGCTATGTGGACCGCTGAGGGGCTCAAATGGGATCCAGTCACTAACGCCGAGGGCATCCTCAAAGGCGCAGGCATGGGGCCATCGCTGACACCGGCGCAGCGCGCCAGTCTCCAGCAGCTTGTCCAGGACAGCTTCGAGCTTTTTAAAACCAACGTGACACGCAACCGCGCAGTGCCAGATGAAGCCATGACTGGAGCCGCTTACGTTGCACCTCGCGCCATCGGCTACAAATTAATTGATAAAATAGCAACGGAAAAGATTGCATATGAGAAGCTGGTGAGTATGCTGCGCTAGTCTGTTGTTCATTCGTGCTTGTTTCGCGCCCGGTGGGTATCCCCTGCCGGGCGTTTTGCTTTACGCCGTAAGCATAGGTATGGATCTACCATCCAACCTACACGACGCGCTCTCAGCGCTTCAGGCCGCCCGCGCAGACGTGGCAGCTCTGGAATCATTAACCGCTGAACACGCACTCGTCGTGGAGGCACTCTCTGCAAACAAAGCAAAAGTCTCTGAACTTTGCGAGGCCATCACCAAGGCCGACGCAGACCGTTTGGCACTCGCGCAAGAACTGGATGCGCTTAAAGCGCAACACGTTGACGCTGCCGCAAAGGCCAACGTCATTGTTGCATCGCTGGGCGTTGAGCCGGTGGCGATCCAATCTGAGCAGGCAACCGTTTGCAAATCCGCAAACGAACTTTGGGCTGAGTTCCATAGCCTTTCTTTTCAAGACCGTCCTGCTTTTTACCAAAAGCACAAAGCAACTCTAAACAAATAACCAACCTCTAAAGAAAGAACCTATTTATGTCCAACACTATAAGCGGTGTAAACCTCAACGCGGTCGCAATGGAGTCGCTCCCTGCGCTGCAAAATATCTTCGCTCCATTGGCGTCTATCAGCACAGATTTCTCTTCTGACATCTCTGCCGCTGGTGCTTCCGTGACCACTCGCTACCCTGTCAAACCGACGGCGGTGGATCTCTCTGGTGGATATTCTCCCCAGGGTGTTGAGACTGTTGCCAAGACCATCACGCTTTCCAATTTCTTCGGGTTCCCCTATGGGTTCAACGATTTGGAGCGCTCCAAGTCTGCCATCGATCTTAACCAGCTTTTCGTTGAGCCCGCGCTGCAGGCTACTGGCGCAAAAGTGTTTGGTGATCTGTGGAATCTGGTGACGTCCAGCAACTTCAACTCTGTTGGCATCAATGCTGGCAACTTTGACCGCAATGACCTTGCGGATCTGCGTGCCACACTGAACCTTGCTGGCGCTCCTCAGATGGGCCGCGCAGTGGTTCTCAATCCCAGCTACTTTGCCTCTTTGGTGAAGTCCCTGAACAGCGCTGAGTTCCCCGGCTTCATCCGCGAGAAAACCGAAGGCTACATTCCTCGCGTCGCTGGCTTTGATGTCTACGAGAGCGATCTCGCAGACGCCAACGGTCAAGGCTTGGGTGGCTTCGTGTTCCACAAGTCCGCGTTGTTGATGGCTGCCCGCCGCGTTGACGCTTCCGGCGCAGCCCAGATGGGCGTTGAAATCGCTGATGTTGTGGTACCTGGGCTTAACCTCCCCACACAATTTCGTCGTTTTTACGACCCGATTCTTGGGAGCCTAAACTACTCCTTCAGTGTACTTTATGGAATGACCCCGGGACGCACCGAAATGGGAATCCGCATTGTTGCTGAGTAATTAATCCGCACATGGAGCGGGTGGCTGCAATGGCTGCCCGCTCCTTTTTGCACACATCTATTATATGGCAAAACCGCTCACAGTAATTATTCAGAACCAAGCCATTGTCGCAACGTATACCGACTATGACATGGCAGTAAAAGAGTTTCGCGCAATGTCACCGGACTCTGGCGAACTCAGCTTGCACATCCTCAACCGACCGGATCGCCAAAAGGGCAAAACGCTTGTCGTCAAAAACGTGCAGCCGGCACCAACTGCGCCGCCTAAAAAGAACCGCGAGAAGCTTCTCTAATGTCCGCATTTCTCGACATCACGAACGCCGCAATGGGTGACGCACTGGCCTATATGCAGGCTGACAGCGCCACCTACGAAGGCGTGACTGTTGATTGCGTGGCAAATGAAAAGACCTCGGATCTTTTGGCTATGGGTGGTTATGAGCAGCATTTTGCTGGGTTTGTTCGCGTGCGCAGAGAAGGCTTTCCAGCGCCGGTAAAAGGCGCACGCATCACCGTTAACGGCACCGAGCGGCGCATCACATCGTGGGACGAGGATCCCATCTCTTGGAAGATTTACCTGGAGGATATCTCGCGATGATTGATGGCATCCTATCGCAGGCAATTGCAACGGCTATCAGTGGCGCATTTCCTAACGTGTACATTGGGACACCGCAGGACAATGACAGCATCGCGATGCCTGCCATTTTGATGCAACTGCGTTCTGATTTTGTAGTGGGTTCAACTCTTGAGCGCGGCACGCTGACAATTAATGTCTGCTCTCAAGCCGACGACACAACGCCAGCAGAACATGCTCAATTTTGCTTAGACGTGGCAACCTTCATGCGCACGATCACGATTGATTCGGATGCTGTGCAGCTTGATGGAATTGTGACGTCAAACGCTGACGAACAATACACCGAACGCCATTGGCAAACTCCTCTCGTCTATATACTTGGTTTTTCACCTAAAACTTAAAACATCATGCCAACATTTGGAGCATCATCACTTTCGGGAGCAGAACCAGCCGGATATCTTCAAGAATCGTCAAAAGAAGTCACTGTTGAATTAGCAACGATTCGCGACAAAACAGGGCCAATTGCGGTAGCAATGGTTAAGCCTCGGTCAATCACTACAACGATCTGCAAATCTAAAGGAGAATCTACCTTTACTGCAGTTCAGGGGCTTGGCGCTTTTACAAGCGCAGTGACGTCAGCAAAAGTGTCTCAAACTAACGACGATTACTCTACATCCGAAGCAACCCTTACAACCTACGCCTCATTATGAGCACTTTTGGAGTCACTTTAATTTCTGGCGGTGGATACGCTGAATCTGTTGATATTGAACAAAAAGCTGAGACTAAACAGCTTTTGACGTCAGACGGCCATCATGGGCAGGCGTATTCGTACGATACGATCTTTACTTTCAGTGCTCGAGGCAAAGGCGATAACCCTTACTCAGTAGGTCCCGGTAATGGAGGGCTACCCGTAACTGGAGCGTCGTTTATTACGTCCTGCAAAACGACGACAAAAAATGACGACTGGCAGGGCTGGGAAATCTCTGGGACGTCGTATGCGCACGCGTCTGGATAGTAACAAATTGAAACTCCTTCTAATATATGGAACAAGGAAAAGCATACACATGGCTAATTGACGACAAGGATCCCGCGAAAAGCGGGAATACCGACCTCGTCATGGCATGGCACACAATGGGCGGCAAACTGGCTCCGAGGCCTTTTGAAAAGGTCGAAGAGGATGGCAAGCCAAGGATCACCTGGGTTGTCGAAGTATCAACACCAGCCGACATAAACGGTGACAGCGTGAAGTTTGAAGAGTTCAAAAAACGCTGGGAAGACCTTGAATGGTGCAAGGCTAATGACTGGCATCCAATTGCGATCATGAGGGCATTTCGAGACAACTGCCGAGATGGCAAGCGCTGGGCTCGGGAACAGGCAACTGGGATTTGCAAAACCAAAGGCAACTCTCGGATTGTCGTTTATCCGCACTCGCCAAAATGGCTAAAGGAAGAATTTGCGCGCTTTATATGAACCCATTTTTGCTAGCCAATGAAAAAGTGGGAGGCATTGAGGTGAGGCCGTTTAGCGTCACAACGCAGCTCGCCATTGATGCACTCTCTGACTGCAAATTTAATCGCGCAGAACAGGCCGCGTCTTTGATGTGGATGCAGATGCGACCGCCGGCAGAGGTTAAACAGGCAATCACTGACGGCACGATTGAAGCTATGGTGAGAGAGATGGCAGAGCAGATGCCACTGGCATATCTAAAGCCAATCGAGGACTGGGCCGAGCGGCAAAATCAAATGATTATTGAGGGCCGCGTGGAGATTATTCCGCGCGAGTCTTCGGGAGGATCCGAGCCGGGAAACTAGATGGGCCGGAGTGGTGCGAAAGTTTTATCATCACCCTGGCCCGCGAAACTGGATGGACTGAAGATTTTCTTATGACTGCGCCACTCGCCAAACTTATGCGGTATTACCACGCAGCGCTGTGGGTCAATGGCGCGTGGACTCGCAAATCCGCATCCAAAGACAAGGTGGCAACAGTGGAAGAGATGTTGGCAAACTTTAAACCAAGCATTGAGGAGGATGACGATGCCGAAGTTTATTAACACAAACATCCAAGGATTAGAGACTTTTGCAGACTACCTAAATGCCATCTATCTGACCGGCAAACGCTCGATGAAAGAGCAGGCGTTTACGCATTTTAAAGGAGTGGTACGAAATGTTTACGCCATCACATTTCCGATGGGCGGCAAAAAGAAAAGCGGCGCATTCAAGTTTAACAAAGACGGCGAACGGACCGGCGCAGTTGATTTTCCAGGTGGAAAAAAAGCAGGACAAGTGGTGATTGCGCGCGACGTTAATAACGCCTTTATGACGCCAAAAGAAGCGCAGGCCGCGTTGTCTGGTGATCGCTTGGCTTATTTCTACACCGTGTTTGGCAAGTACAAAAATGAGTCTCCAGAGGCAACGCTTGCTTATTATTTGCAGAGACAAAATAAGCACAAGCATCCAAAGCCAGGACGCAGGCCGGTTAAAGCAGGCAACAAAATGTTTGTTTACAGAGAACTGGTAAAACGCCAAGGATTTGTCGCTTCAGGATGGAATAAAGCAGCAACCTATTTTGGCATCTCAATTCCATCTTGGATTTCAAAATGGGGTACATCTAACGGGAGTTTGAGTGTTCAAGACCAGCAAAACACTTACAGATTGCAAGCAGTATGCAGCACGCAACACCCAAATGCGACTGAGATTCAGGAAGGCGTGGACATTGCCATGAACATGCAAAAGCAAAATATGAAGCGCATTTTGTTGGATCTTTTTAAGAAGCAAAATAAACGCCGAGGATTAATCACAAGATGAGCGACGTAACTTTATCTCTGGGGGTAGATGCCTCTCAAATGGAGTCTGGTCTTGGAAAGGCCAAAAGCGCGCTAAAAGGACTGGAAGCGCAGGCTAATCAAAAGGGCATTTTTGAGCGTCTTAATAACGACGTAAAAAACCTAGGTGGCACGTTTTCCACGCTAAAAGATCAATTGGCTGGTGGCAACATTGTAGGGGCACTGGCAACCGTTTCTAAGGCAGGAGGATCCATGGGGCCACTTGCGCCAATATTGGGCGGCGTAGGGCTTGCCATGGCGGGCGTGGCAGTGGCAGCCGGTGGCATGTGGACTGCCATGTCTAGGGCAAAAGAAATACGAAACACGGCTGAACAGTCCGGGTTATTGGTGACGGAGTTGATGCCGCTACAAAAGATTTTTGGGCAAGTAGGACTTGAGGCGGAGCAGATCCCGGCTGTCATGACGCAACTCCGTGGCGCGCTCGAGACATTAGGTGATCCAGCGTCTAAGGCATCCAAGGCTTTTGAAAAGATTGGGCTCAATGCCGAGTCATTTAAAGGCAAGTCATACTACGAAGCTCTAAAGCTGATTGGTGGCGCACTTGGCAGTGCAAAAGATAAAACGGACGCTCTAAACGCCGCGACAGAGGCCTTTGGTGCAAAAAAAGGCGTAAAGGTAGGGCAAGCACTGGCAGGGGCTGATTTTGGAAAAATAGAGGCAAGCACGCCTGAATCTGCACAACTTATTCAAGATCAAGGTGAGATGTTCCAAAAGTTTCAGATTGCCATTGAAAAACTGAAACCATCTTTGGACAGTTTATTTTTGGGAATGGCTTCTGAAATAGTCCCGGCGCTGATGGATGCCGCTGCAAAAATTGAAAAGCTAGACTTGGTCGGCGTGGGTAAAAGCTTTGGAAAGAGTATCTCTGAGGGACTTACCAAAGCGCTTGAGCTTAAAGAACGATTGGCATTTGTAATGGCAACACCGGCAGAACGGAAAGAGATGCAGGCTCAAAAACTAAAGGAATACGAGGAAGAACGAAAAAGACAGCTCATTCCAGGCTTTGCGGAAGCTCAAAAGGCGGCAGAGCCAGTGCTTGCTAATTATCCGTTGGCATCCGAAGGCCCACAGGCGGCCAGAGGCGCAACCGTCAGCACCGGCGAAGCCAAAGCGCTCAAAATTGAACGTCCTGAGTCTCTTATGTCTAGCATTGCCAAAATGGGCGGCGGTGCATCTGGGATGGGCGTAGACAGCCTTAACATTCAGCGCGAGCAACTAAGCGTCATGCAGCAGATGCTGTCAGCGCTTAGGGCATCTACAAATACGCAAGGCAGAGCATCAATGATCGACATTTACGGAAACTCTGACATCGCCGTTACCGCTTAATTTATGGCCGCCATTGAAACCAAGATTGAAGAGTCCAGGGACATTCAAAAGATTGTCTTGCAGACGATCACACAGCAAAGCATTGAAGATATTGAGCCAAACGAAAACGCCAGAAGCTACCGCAAGGAGCAGGTCGATGGCGTTTACACAATGGTGGAGGAGTTTTTGCTCGAGCAAGGTGCGCCGCAATATTCCGCAGATGGCTCTGTCTCGAGTGAGCCGTTAGAAAGCCACAAACTCTTCAAGGACACTGGAGCCGCGACAAAAGCGAACTGGGCAACATGGAAACGCAATCCAAGTGCGGATTCTTTGGCAAAAGCCAACTCTGGCTCTGTTGGGCCATTTTGGACTCCACAGACGGACGGCATTTTGGATGAGTACTTCGAGATCTTTTGGGTACTTTATTCAAGTGGCATTGAAAGTTACTATGCACCAAGGATTACCATTCGCATGACTGTCTTGTCTGGAGATCCGCCAGACATGACAAGTCTCGGCACAATTGAAACAAATGGATGGCCGGGTGCTGCGATCAAACTTCCAACGGGTGTAAACTTTATTTTATCAAGTTGCCATGCGCAGCAAGAGGGGGATCAATGGCGCGTCACCTACGAATATTTGAGCAGCAATCCGCATTCTGCCGAAGGTTGGAATGGCGTTGTTTATTCAGGAGCGTAAAATGTTTTTACGTTATTTTCAACGTGGCGAACCAATTAGCGCTGAAAAGCTCAACAGCATTGTGGATGCTGTGCGCGCCAATGAAATCACGCCGGGCGATGGATACACACTTGCTAAAACGCCAGCAGGGACGTCTTTAAATATTACTTCTGGTAGCGGAGGAGGAGGAGGAGGAGGTGGCAATGCAACCTCAATCCAAGGCAGGATCGTGCTTAATATTCCGCCATTGCCAAACATGACGCTGGTTTGGAATCAGGCGCAGGATGCTTGGGTGCCTGGATATGCAGCGGACTGCGCTTTTCGTGTGACAGATGCTAGCATCATTGGCACATCTCAAGTGCAAGTAGAGCATCACACAGTAAACACGCCATCCGCGAGATGGCCGGTTGGCATGGGACCAGGGCAAGGGCCGTTTTATATTCCTATCACGGAAAACGTATACATCTATGTGCGGATTGTATTTGTGGCAAACGACGTGATTGTGTCTGATGCCGAAGATGCAGTGACCGTGGTAAGCCGGACGGCTTTGACGCCTAACACTGTCAATGAAGAGTATATACTACTGGCAGTTGTGACGTATTTGGATGGTGTAATCACTGCGATCACAAACAATTGTGCAAGCGCAACTGCCAACCCATGCAACCTTCGTTGGTCGTAATTAAGCCATGAATTGCAAGGAGTTTGAGTATTCGTTGACTGACAGGGTAAACTTCAAAGTTCACATTTCGTTTTACAATTTTCCAGACTACACTGGAGATATAATTTTAAAACGATCTACGCGAAATAAACGCGTTAAAACCTGCACCGCTACTTCTGGTCCACGATTTTTGAATGCTTTTTGCGGCAGATGGAGCATTTGGTTTGGATATGATCCAGTTGTGTTTTTGGACACCTCTGGAGTTACTCCACCTCTAGGTGCGGATCAGATTGAATGGCCTGCGCAGCAAAATTTTAAACCGTGGGATGAAACTGATCCATTTTACACGCGAGCATTGGAAGTATGGGACGCCACGCCGATTGCAAATAAGGTGTTCCGCTTTTTTATCAAACTACCAGAATATACCACGGTTTTCATCGTCGAATTTGAACAAGCACGCGACGGGGCAACTGGAACCATCACTGTGGCGGGCGTTGATCCTCCGGTAAACTGGGGTGACGCAGTTTTAACGATCGAGAAAAAATGAGCATACCGCCATGGCTGCTAAACAAGCGGCACAAGACTTGCCAAAACTGCGAGATCGTCAAAACATGTTGCGACAAAGAAACCTTGCTCAATGCGGTGCCATTTTGTAGTCTGAGCAAACTCCACAGCGTGGATGACGAAATTCGGTGGCGGCAGGCATGGCCAGATGGCGTGGATGCGTTGAGTGGCTGTTGCGATTCTGCTTTACACAGCCCCTCTTAGTATGGTCCCTGCTTCGTTTTCCAACACAATCACCCGAGGAGGGGACTGGACATGGGGATTTCAGATCCGCGAGCATGGGCCATGCAGCGCACTGGCAGACTTAACAGACTGGACATTTACGTCCACGCTAACGACAGCGGCAGGCGTATCGCTGACGACTCCCAGCTTTTTACTGCACACACCAGGGTGCCCAGTTTTTAGACTCACGCACACGCAGACCGCAGCACTGGC